AAGGCGGTGGGCGAATTCTTCGGGGGACGGCACGGCGTTGTCCCAGGCACGCAACAATGGTACTTCCAAAAATGAAACTCCAAGACCTCACCATTGACCAATTCCAACGCATCGCTGCGCTGGAGTTCAGCCCCGTCCTCACGGACTACGACAAGCGTGCAGGGGTCGTTGCAATCGTGGAGGGGGTGGATGTATCGCTCGTCCGAGAAATGCCCGCCAAGGGGCTTACTAAGCGTTACAAGACCATCATAGCCGAGTGGAACGAACTGCCTACCTTGGCATATCGCAGGCGGTTTAAAGCGGGGGGCAAGTGGTGGATTCCGACGGTGTTCACGGATGAACTCACGGCGGGGCAGTTAATAGACCTCATGGACACCGACACGACGGACGAAAAGAAACTCGTCCAAAACCTGCACCGCATCATGGCTACCCTTTGCAGGGAGGGTGGGTTCCTTGGCTACTTCCCGAAGAAGTACGACGGGGCAAGCCACCAAGAGCGGGCCGAACTGCTCAAAGCCCACGCCAAGATTGGCGATGTTTGGGGGGTCGTTAGTTTTTTTTTGCTAAGTTCCGAAAGTTACTTGAAAGTTTTGAGCGACTATTCCAAGCACCTGACGAAAGGGATGCAGGGCCAGTAACCAACCCCCTTGCTGGGTATGGTTGGCTCATGGTCGTGTGGAGGATGGCCAACAAGGATGTGCTGAAATTTGATGCCATCTTCGCAATGAAGGCGGTGGAGTTCTTGAACTACGCCCTGCTGATACACGACATCTTGGAGGCAGAGAGGCAAGAAGCAGAGCGGATGCGGAGGCGGTAGGACACAATTTGCGAGGCTGGACATTTACCAGCATGGAGTTTGATGTATTCGTCGGAGGGTCAGGCAAGAAGTTGACCGACTTGCAGAAGGAGGCCTTGGCCGATTTCGGGGTCAGCCTTGCGGATGGAGCGATTGAGAATAAGTCCTACGCTCTGGTCACCAAGTGGCTGGAGGGAGTGGTCAGGCTCGCCAAGCAGAACCTCGCAAACGCCAACGCCATTGCCAGCAACTCCCTTGCGCAGAGCATCGTCGTTGAACCCATCACCCTGACCGATTCCTCCTTTGTGGTGGCTATCAAGGCCAACGATTACTGGAAGTTCGTGGACCTCGGTGTGAAGGGAACGCAGAAGAGCAGCCGTGCGCCAAATAGCCCGTTCCGATTCAAGGGCAACCCGATTCCCATCCGACCCATCCAAGAGTGGATTGCGTTCAAGGGGATTCCCTTGCAGGGCAGGGATAAGCAGGCCGCCAACCGTTCCTTCGCCATCAACATCGCCCGCAAAATCAGCAGGGAAGGTCTTCGGGCCACCAACTTCATGTCCAACGCAGCCACCAAAGAAATGGTGGATGTGCTAACCGAAAACATTGCCGAAGTCCTCGGCAAGTCCATCAGCGTCGCAACCGTCCGATAACCCATGTCCATATCCGTATTATCAGGGTCGCCCCTCGTAGCGACCCCCGTTTACAACAAGATGCTTTTCAAAGTCAGCGGCTCGCTGATTGCACAACCGAACTACCGCTATGTCTGCGATGTGAAGAACCCCGCAGGGACGACGCTGGCACGGCTTAAATGTGACAAACTGCCGACCACTAACTTCGGATTCTTTGATGTGCAGAAGGTCGTGGAAACCCTTATTGCCCCGACCGCCCCATCGCTGACGCAGACGGGCTTCGTGGACCATTCGGGGTTTTATTCGGGGTATCGGCTGGACTTCACGCAAGAGTACGGAAACACGCCCGTCGTCACGGGAGCGACCACAACGGTCAGCGGGGTGATGGCCTTTGCGGGGAACTTGGAGCAGTTGGAACTTGCTGACTGGAGCCTAAGCCCGTACTTCCGCATCGGTAGCAGTTTTAATTCCGTCCAACCGCTGACAACCCCCACGGCCTTCACGGTGTACCACGGGGGCAGCAACTTCCTTGCCATCAACGGGACCAAGTACACAACGGTATCGGCTAACGATACTTGGCTCGTATCGGCACGGGTTGCTTACAAGTCCGTGAACTACGACTTCGCCGTCAGCCCAAGCCTATCGGGAACCACGGACTTCAATATCCAGCGTTTCGCTTGTGGCCCTGCAAATCTTTCGGGAACCATCACGGCATTGAGCGGAGCGGTGGAGGGCGATTCCTACACGGTGCAGTTCTTAGGGAATGCGGGGCTTGGCTCGGTGCAGACCACCTTCACCTTCGGCCCCTGCCAGCGGTTTGATTCCATCCCCGTCCATTTTGTGAACAAGTACGGCGGGATTGATTCCTACACCTTCACGATGAAGAACCGCAAGCGGGCCAATATCCAGCGGGAGGTGTTTGGCTACAACTCCGATGTCTATGCAACCACGACCTACAACAAGGTTTGGGCGGGGTCGTTTGACTTCGTGTATGCACTCAATAGCGATTGGCTGACCGATGCCGAATCCGAGTGGTTGATTGAAATGGTACGGAGCGGGTATGTGTGGTTGGAACTTGGGGGAACCCTCGTGGAAGCGGTGGTCAATGCGAACCAGTATCAATTTGTAACCAGACGGAACGACCGCCTCACGCAGTTGCAGATTGAGGTGGCCGTAGCCTACGACAATTCGATTCTATGAGCGTCACGCTGATAGCCTACCCAACGGCGACCTTCATCGACGACCTAACGGCGTGGAACAACTTCAACACCCGTGCGACTGCTGATGGAGCAGATGCGGTTGAAGCGGCCTGCTTTGACTGCCTGTACCTGCGCTTTGCGGGGCTGAATGCCATGCCCGAACTCGCTTATGTCCTGGACACGATGGGCGGAACCGACATTGCGGTCACTTATTCCATCGGGGATATTGAGGATGTGACCAAGCAGCGGGGGTCATTCAGCAAGACCATCACCCTCCCCAACACCCCGACGAATCGGGCCTGCTTTGCCTACGCCTACAATATCCAGTCCTTTGTGGGTGGATTCCAGCCGAACAAGCGGATTCGTGCCGCCATGTGGGAGGATGGGGTGCAGGTGTTCAGCGGAGTGCTGCAACTGCTTAGCATGTCCAAGACCAAGGGAACCGTCACCTACGAGGTGGGGTTGTTTACGGACAATGTGTCCCTGTTTAAAGCCATTGAGGGCAATATGCTCGTGAACACCGCAGGCGTTACAGGCATGAACCACACGCCTACCAGCGGCCATGTGAGCGGAACCTGGACGGCATCGGGTGCGTTGAGCAGCGGGTATGTTTACGGCGTGGTGGATGCGGTCGGATTTAGCGACTTGACCCAAGGGAACCTGGTCGCAGGGTGGTGGCAGTTGGGGCCAAGCCTTTATGTCAAGAAGATGGTGGACCTCATCTTCGCCCAAGCGGGATTCAGGTACTCGTCCAACTTCTTCAACTCGTCCCTGTTCAACAAACTGGTCATCCCCTACGCAGCGGGGACGATGCCCGTCAATCTATCGGGGTCCAATATCTTCGCCCAAGCCACGGGGAACACGGCAAGTTTTATTGAGAATGCCAACCAAACGCTCGCATTCCCGAAAGACACGCCTGCGCCTTTTTACGATAATCCTGGCTACTGGGTCGCCTCATCCAGCACCTTCGTCGCTCCTGCACTCCCAACCCGTTGGAATGTGGATGTGACCTTATCCGTGAGCGGGTCTTTTGTGCAAACCATCAATCAGTTTCGGTGCAATATGTCCATCCGCAACATCACCAACTCCGAGGACATTGCAGTAATTACGGGCATATCAGCAGACATAAACAAACAGTTCACCGTCCGCTTTGAGAACATAACCGTCCCCGCCAACATTACGGCGAATGTCGGGTTTGTCATTACTGCTGACACTTTTAGTTTGACGCAGAACTTCCGTGTCCTTTCGGGTGCAACGGTCCAATGGACTTGCTTGGAGAACCCGTTGGGTATCGGTGTGCTGGATATGCGGACGGCTATCCCTGCCGATGTCAAGCAATCGGACCTCCTGCAAGATTTGCAGAAGATGTTCAACCTCCAGTTCATGCCCGATTCGCAGGACCCAAAACTCCTATACATTGAGCCGTGGAAGGACTTCTACTCGTCGGGCGTGGTGGACTGGTCGCAAAAGTCCGATGAGAACGCAGAGCAGGTGCTGACCAACGGGGACCCAAACGCCTATACCAACATCGTCTTCAAGTACAAGGACATGGGGGACTATTTAAGCAAAACTTACAAGCAGTCTTACCCGCTTGCAAGGGAAGGCTACGGAGGGCGAATCTTCAACACTTCCAACTTTTACGGCAAGGGCGATAAGGTGGTGGAAACGCTTTGCGGTACACTCATACCCGCATCGTTTGCCTCGGATAAGATTCTTGGCCGTACTTGGGACTTGGAAGGCACTCGGTTGAGCGGAAGCATCAAGCCCCTGCAAACGGGCTATCGTATTGCCCAATACAACCGCATCACGGGTCAATCCCCTTGGTTCTATTGGTACGGGATTGAAGAAGATGGATTTGCTACGATAGCGGCTACAACCGCCCTCCCCTTCATATCCCACATCGACAACCCCTACGCCCCCAGTGTGGACCTCGCCTTTGGGCAGCCTCGCTTGGTGTACTACAACGCCGTGAACGCAAGCGGCAACCCGTACGCCTACACCAACAACAACCTCTACAATACCTACTGGCTGAACTACATTAACGAAACCGTAAGCCAAGAAGCCTTGCAGTTGGAACTCACGATGCTGCTCTCATCCGTGGACATCTACCAACTGGACTTCCGCAAGCCCGTGTACTACGGCGGCATCCGTTGGCGGTTGCTGGAGATTCGGGACTACCTCGTCGGGCAAATGAAACCTTGCCGTGTCACGCTTCGCCGCATCCTCAACCTTGCTGACTTTGCCGCTACCACGACCACCCCGATTGCAAACGACCCGTCGGCCTTATTCAACGGCCCGATTGACCCCGACCCTGTGGACCCAGGGTACGAACCACCTGTAAACCCCGAACTCCCTTCTGAAGGATAAGATATGGCAGATGTAACCAAAGAAATTGCACTTGAGGTAAGCCTCAAGGATAGCACAAGCGCAGGAACGCAAAGCGCAAAGCAGCGTCTGCGTGAGATGCAGAAAGAATTGATTGCAATGGCCGAAGCAGGCCAGCAGGGGACCGACGCATTCAGGCGATTAGAACAAGCGGCGGGGGAACTCAAGGATGAAATCGGTGATGTAAATCAACGCATTAAAAACCTCGCATCCGACACCAAAAGGATTGACGCTTTTGTTGGTGCGGTGCAGGGCATAGCGGCAGGCTTCCAAATTGCTCAAGGAGCGGCGGCATTGTTCGGGGATGAGAATGAGGACTTGCAGAAAGCAATGCTCAAGGTACAGGGGGCGATTGCTTTAGCCAACGGGGTGCAGCAGGTGGCGAATCTTTTGCAGAAGGAATCGGCGGTAATGATGGGAATCAATACGGCAGCGACCAAATTGTATGCAACCGTTGTTGGTACTGCAACGGGTGCAATGCGAGCATTCAGGATTGCACTTGCGGCAACGGGTATCGGTGCGATTGTGGTTCTAATTGGTCTTGCTGCGGATGCGATGGGCTTGTTTTCAAGCAACACCAAAGAAGCGGCTAATGACCAAAAGAACTTGAAACGCTCCTTGGAAGATACCGCTGGAACGCTTGAGTACTATGAACGGAAACTCAAAGCCAACGGAGCAACCGAGGCAGACCTTGCCAAAATCCGCAGGAAGGCACTTGAAGCAGAAAAGGCTGAACTTGACCGCAAGTTGCAGGAAGATGTCGCTCGCTTTGGGGTCAAAAATGATAAGTACCAAACGGCTTTGCGCCAAGAGATTGAGTTGCTTGACATCAAAATCAAGGAAGAATCCAAGATAATTAACCAAGCGGCAAGCACTCTATCAGCAGCAGAAAAGTCAAGAAGGGACAAAGCCCTTGCTGACCGCAAGGCAGAACAAGAGCGAACGAAGGCTATTGAGATTGAGGGATATTACGAGCGTCTTGAATTACAAAAGCAATTTGCAGCAGAGTACGAAGCATCCATAATTGCGGGAATGCGAAAGGAAGCGGCTGCAAGAATGCAGTATGCGGCTTTGGAAAATGCAAGGGACAAGGCATCAAAGGAGGGTCAACTCCAGCGCGAGGCTGACTTGCGTCAAGCCCAACAACAAATGGCTGACCAATCGTTCTCTATCATTGGTGACATTATCACGGCAACGGCAGGGCAGAGTGAAGCAGCACAACGAAAGGCGTTTAATGCGGCTAAAATCGCAAGCATCGCCCAAGCGGTCGTCAACACTTACCTCGGTGCGACCTCGGCTTTAGCAATGACCAAAGAGGTATTCCCAGGTCAACGATTCGTGCAGGCAGCACTCACGATAGCCGCAGGTCTTGCAAATGTGGCCAAGATTAAAGCGACTCAATTCCAAGGTGGTGGAGGTAGCGGAAGTTCTGCGCCATCACCTGCCGCTGGCAATGCGACTATGACCCCGCCTCCAACCTTTACAAGCCCCCAAACGACCAACCTCGGAACGGGCGACCTGTCATCGGGTCAGGGTCAGCAGAACCAACCCATGCGTGCCTATGTGGTTGAGCGGGATATTCAGCAGACGACCAGCAGGGTGCGCCGCTTGTCCGAATTTGCAACATTGGGGTAACCGCTACATATCCCCACATGGAACTTCCCGTGTACCGAATGACCGTGGACGAAGTGGACGAAGGCGTGCAATTCGTGGCCCTCGTTGATATGCCTGCGATTGAGAAACCCTTCCAAGCCTTCGCCAAGACCCCGCAAAGATTCGCTGAAACGGGAGAACGCAGGGTGCTGACCGGGCCGCTCATGCTTGCCGATACTCCCATCTACCGGAAGGACGACACCTACGGGGAGTACTATGTCGTGTTTGACAAAGCGACCATCCGCAAAATCGTGCAGAAGTATTTCAAGCAAGGGAACCAGCACAATGTGAACGCTTACCACAATGCCGAACTGGATGGGGTCTTCATGTTTGAGAGTTACATCACCGACACCGAGCGGGGCGTGATGGCCCCCAAAGGCTACGAGGACACCCCCGACGGGTCTTGGTTCGGGTCGTTCAAGGTCGAGAATGACGAAGTGTGGGAGAACCGCCACGCCTTCAAGGGTTTCTCCGTGGAGGGGCTATTCGGGATGAAGAACACGGGCACAGAATTAGAGGTCGCACTTGCGGGCCTCGCAGACGACTTAACCAATTTTTTGCAACAATTACAACCTAACTACAAATCCCTTTAATCTATGAACTTAAAATCAGCCATTGACACTTTGCGGACTGAACTCCGCAAGTTCACAACCCAAAAGCAAGCCTTTGCCGACTACAAGTTGGTAGATGGTACTGTTGTCCGTGTGGACGGCGACCTCGTTGCAGGTACGGCCGTGTATGTGATAACCGAAGACGAAACCCTGCCCGCTCCTGATGGCGAGCATCAAGTGGAAGGCGTTGGCACAATCAAGACCGAAGGTGGCAAAATCACCGAAGTCGTCGTGGCCGAAGCCCCAGCACCCGCCGAAGAAGTGGCCGTTGCTGCTGAGATAACCCCCGAAGTTGCTGGTGAAGTGGTGAGTGAAATCGCCGAAGGCTATCCAATGGTGGACCCCGCCATGGTGGAAGAAATCGTCAAGAAGCACCTCGTCAGCATCATGGAGGAACTGAAGGCCGCCTACGCTGAAATGGGTAATATGAAGGAGAAAATGGCCGCATTTGCAAGTCAAATGGAAACCATGACCGACATCGTAGAAAAGGTCGCAGAACTCCCATCGGAAGCCCCCAAGCCAACCGCCTCCGCTATCGTGGAGCAACGGAAAGCATCAGCCGCTCAAAACTTTGCGGCCATCGCACAATCAATCCAAACTCTTAAAAACTCCAAATAACTTTAACCCCCTAAAAACAAAATCATGGCATTTTCTTTCGGAAACCTTTCAGCCTACACCGACCAACAAAGGCTGCCCCTCATCACCAAAGCGGTCTTCGCCGCTCGCTCTGCTGCCCTCTTTACCAAGCAAGTTGGTATCAAGTCGGCTGCTGCCCTTAACCTCATGGACACCGATGCAAACATCGGGTCAGGAACCGTCTGCGGTTGGTCTGCAACAGGCAACACGACTTTCAGTCAGCGTAACATCACCGTCGGCGTGATGAAAATCCAAGAGGCTCTTTGCCCTCGCTCACTTGAGCAGTACTGGATGCAGTCCCAGTTGACTGCTGGTAGCCAATACGACGGCGTACCATTTGAGCAGGCTTTCTCCGAGCAGAAGGCTCTGCGTATCGCCGAAGCCTTGGAAACCGCCATTTGGCAGGGTAACTCCTACTTCAGCGGTGTAAACCAATTGCTGAACGCTGCATCGGGTTCTACCGTTCTTGCTAACGCTTCCTCCACAACTTGGAACCCAGTATCGGCTTCCGTTGGTATCACGACTTCCAATGTCATCAGCATCTTTGACAAGGTTTACAACGACATCCCGCAGGCTATCCTCACCAAAACCGATCTCGTCATCTTCTGCGGATGGAACAACTTCCGCACCTTGATTGGAGCGTTGAAGTCGCAGACAGGTGTCATGTACAACCAAGTGGACTTGCAAGGGTTGGCCGATGGTGACATCATCTACCCTGGTACCAATGTCCGCATCGTTGCCGTCCCAGGTTTGACCTCTACCAACCGCATCGTTGCAACTTACCTCGGCAACCTGTTCTACGGAACCGACTTGCTCTCCGACGAGGAAAACTTTGAGTTGTGGTACTCCAAGGACAACGATGAAGTCCGATTCCAAGCCGCCTTCAAAGCAGGTGTGCAGTTCGCCTATCCCGACTTGATGGTTGACTTCCGCCTGGCCTAAGTGTAAGGGGGGAGGGAAACTTCCCCCCGCTTTTTTAGTCTAACATAACCCTCTAAAAATACACTATGTCTTGTTCCCTAACTACGGGCTACGCCCTCGGATGCCGTGACGCTGTCGGCGGTATCAAAACTATTTATGTCCAAGCCTTGAACGCCACGGGTTCCGTGAACACGAACGGTAGCGGCTTGGTAACTGGCTTCACGCCTACCTCGGTGTCGGGGTCGTTCTTTGAGTACGACTTGACCAAGGCGACCTCTTCAATGACGGAAACCTTGAATGCAAGCACCGAAAACGGCACTTTGTTCTACACTCCCGAAGTCACCTTTACCATCAACAAGTTGCAGACCTCCGTCCGCAATGAATTGCGCTTGTTGGCTCAAAACCGCTTGTTAGTCATCGTCCTTGACAACAACAACCGTTACTGGGTGTTGGGTGCTGCAAATGGCTTAGAAGTATCTGCTGGAACTGCTGGAACGGGTACTGCATTCGGTGACAGGAGTGGCTACGAAATGACGCTGACAGGCATGGAACCCGAACCGATGCTGAACATCGCCGCTGCAACATTCTCTGCGCTGACCGCACAAATCAGCGGGTCGTAGCGTATCTTTGACCTGCGGTTCTCATACTCCGCAATGGTTTAGTGGTTAGGGCCATCTCTCACGGGGTGGCCCTTTTTTTTGTACCTTTGGGCATGAGAATTTGCATCGTTTACAACGCCCATCCGACGGGGTGTTCCTTCTACCGATTGGAAATGCCAAACGCATATCTTGGCGACAACTTCACGGAGTTTGACTATGTGTGCGTTGATAATATCGCCAATGTCAAGGACGAGGACCTAAAGACCGTTGATGTGTGGTTATTTAATCGCTTGTGGTGTCAAGGGACCTTGGACCAAATTCGTGGCGTTTACAAGGCTCTCACGGCGTTTGGGGCGAAGGTAATCTTGGACCTTGACGACTACTGGGTTTTGGAATCGGGCCATATCATGTATCGGCATTACCTGGACACCAAACTTGACGAGCAGATTCGTGAGCATATCCGCTTGGCCGATCATGTGACCACCACGACCGAACACCTCGCCCAAAAGATTCGCCTGCTCAACAAGAAGGTAACCATCCTGCCGAATGAGCCGTACGAAGCGTATCAGCAGTACTTGCCCGACACGACTGCTGAACCCGAACCGCACTTGTTTAAGATTGGTTGGTTCGGCGGGGCGCAGCACCAAGAGGACATCGCCTTGGTGGAGCATTCGTTTGGCTTGCTGGCTCATGACAAATCCCTTGACGGCCGATACAAAATCTATCTTGGCGGGTGGAACGAGAACCCTGTTTACGCCGACTACGAGCGGATGCTATCCTGCAAGGGGCTGAACAAGAATTACGGCCGCATCCAAGCGGCAGACATTTACTCCTATGTCGGGGGGTACAACTTCATCAACGCAACTATCGCCCCGCTCCGGGACACCAAGTTCAACCGCCTCAAAAGCGAACTGAAGGTCGTGGAAGCAGGCTGGATGGGCAAGGCGATCATCGCAAGCGAAACTATCCCCTACACCGACATAATCACCCACGGCCACAACGGTCTGCTCATCCCCTACGGGAAGAAGGACGCATGGTACAAGGCGGTCCGCAAGTTCGTCAACGAACCCGACTACGCTCGCTCCTTGGCCGTGCAGTTGTCCAAGGATGTTCGGGAGCGGTTTGACATCGCCAAGACCGCTGAACGGAGGGCCGAACTATACCGAAGCATCGGACGCAAATTGTGAAATTCGGGCGGATCCTACATTTGGGAATAGGATGATTTATCTTTCCCCCAACACCACGAACACCATCGTCGTCACTTGGACGCAGCGGGCCTCATCGGGTGACCGTTACATCTTGCGGCTGACCAACATCGCCAAGAACGCCACGACCGACTTCACCCTGCTGAAATCCGACAACCTTTCTTCCTACACGAACCGCTATGACAAATTTCAGATTACCGTGGGGTCGCTTGAAACAGGCTCGTATAAGTATGAAGTTTACGATACCAATAGCACGGTTAGTGCAGCCGTTGCGGTTGTTGAAACGGGCTTGGCGTATG